TACCAAAAAAACTTTCAATGGTTTCTAGCTGATAAGAAATGGAACGGAAACCCTGTTAAGATATTAAAGAATAATAATTGGGAATATATAAATTAAACATTATGAATTATAAAAGTTGTGATAAATGTTGCTTCGATTTAGTAGATGATGAGGGGGATATATTAGAGCATTATTGCATTGATGATGAACTTTACACCCCTTCATTAAACGCAGTACATCCTTAAACATAGTAGGTTTTTATATCCCCTTAAACATAGTACATCATTAAACGCAGTACATTTTTGGGGATTTTCTATTTTCTTATTTAGAATGATTCTAGATAATACTTTTGCGTTCTTCTTCATCTTTGCAAAGTAGTCAATTAAAGAAGTTTATTTTGTTAATCTTTAGTTAAAATAGCATACACTTAATTTAAGGCACTTTTTAAGCTATTTAAGACACTTTTAACTAGTTTTTATACATAGACATTAGAAACTTATAAAAGTCTATTAGAATAAAATCCCCTCAGAGAAAAAACTCTATTTATTAACAAAATTGTTAATTATTTAGAATGAATATAAATTAATATTTGTGTTGTTAATTATTTGTTAATTAAATTAGTTTGATTATCTTTGATTAAAATTAAAATATATATAATTATGAATATTTGGAAGAACATCAACGGAAATTATGGTAACTTTTTTATCGTGCAATTAGATAAAACTAAAATGAATTTTAGTAAAACAAGATTCGCTTTTAATTATGTAATTAATAAACCTTTTAACACTTTAAAAGATGCAAGAGAATTTAAAAACTCATTAACAAAAGATTTTAAATATACAATATTAAAAAGACAATAATTAAAATAAAATAACTATGAGAACATTAATACAAAAAATTATCCTTAGCAAAGCTTTTATAATACTATTCATTTATAGCTTTGTTTTATGTGCATTAACATTTTTGCTAATAGGTGAAAGCCTAATTGAATTAATAATATTTAACCTTTTAAATTAATACTATGAAACAATTAAAAACAAAACAACAAGAAGAAAAAGATTTATTAAGAAAATTACTTTTTTATAGAAACTTATATAAATCAACAAACTATTTAAAAACACTATAAAACTAAACACATGAACACACAAAATAAAATAAAAATTGAATTAGTCAAACACCCAGAAAAGTACACTAATAAATTAAAGTATCAAAGCTGGGGAAATGGTTATCTTGAAATATCTGATGAACATTTTGCTTATAAATATTTAGTGTCTTGCATTGATAGATACGGATATAATAAGAGTATTTGTAAAGAACAAATAACACACTCCAAACTAACTAAAAACGGCATTGAAATTGGCTTTGATACTTTGCACCTTTATAATAATAAAACACATAACAAAAATTGGGTATTGTCAAAATGTAATGAGATAAAAGATTTTTTAAATAGCAAAGAATTTATAGCAGAAATACAAATAGACTTAGAGCGATACAACAGGGAATTAATAGAATTATTAAAAACAAATAAATAAACACTATGAACACACAAACAGAAACACAAACAAAAGAAGAAAAACAAATTGATGATTTAATAAAATTATTTGAAGACTATGCAGAAGATATACATATTTATGATATATTACATTATAATGAAATAGAGGATATAAACAATTCAGATGATTTACTAGAATTAATAGAAGATGACAACGGCTTTGATATTGATATAATTTATTATTCTAAAGCTATTAAATATTTAGCTGAGAATGATGCAAGCTTAAATCAGTCAATAGATTTAGCCGTTGACATGGGTTATGAATTACAAAACGTAAACTCTGAACTATTAGCAAGTTTACACGCATCGCAAAAGGCTAGAGATGATTTCCACTATATTACAGATGAAATAGATGAGATACTAAGCAGATAATATTTAACCCTCTTAAACACGCTATAAAGCCCCTTAATTGGGGCTTTTTTTATACCCTATATTTAACCTGTTAGAGTAATGGACTTTTTTTGTAAGTCTTTTATAATTAGATGAGTTAGATAGCTGAGATATAACAAACAAAGATGATTTCATCCCTTCTAAGCCATCTTCTCCTTCTCTCCTATATAAACATATCACTTAAACATTAAAGTAGCTTAAAACGTCTTATATTAAGTCATTAAAACTTTAACATAATATTAACAGAATATATTTGTATATTAACGTAAAATGAAGTATGGGGAGCTGAGTAGCCCTCTTCTATGAATTCAAACCATTTTGAGGTGGGGGTACCTCAAACCTAACGACTTGTTTCTATTAGGCACCCTAGAAAATTATAAGCAAACTCATTTTTATTAGCGAGTAGAAGTATGTACACTGCTACTGAAGTATGCACCCCCTTAACATCTTTAAATAAATAGAAATGCAGGTAAGGTTGAATAATGTTTGGGTGCTGGACAAAAGATGATTAAAAGAATAACATTGCAATCACTTAGCTGACTTAGTGTGCCTGAACCAACTGCCTTACATTTGTGACAGAAGTTTAGGAACTTGTTATGTAGATTTCCAACTACAATAAGATAACTGCAATATAGTGTTTTTGTTCAACCTATACAACCAATATGAGGTAGTTTATACTTATTCTAAATAACACAATTGACAAATATTGTCAACAATACACACTTACTATAAAGCATTGGTGGTACAGAATTATACTTTTTTAGTTATCATACTATATGGCAATAATAGAATTAGAATTAAAGGTACCACAGAAGTTAGAAGCTATTAAACTTAGACAGTATCAAGAATACTTAAAGATACAAAAGGAGAATGAAGATGTTGAGGATGCTGCAAACTTTCTTAACTCTAAGTGTATTCAAATATTCTGTGGATTAACATTAAAAGAATCTTATAATCTACCTGTAACGATGTTTGATGGGGTATTAAGTCAAATAGGTAAATGCTTTGAAGAACCTACTCCACTAATAAAGGAATTTAGTATGACTGGCTCTAATGGTGTAGAGGTTAGCTTTGGTATGATACCTTCTTTAGATGAAATGACATTTGGTGAGTATGTGGATTTAGAAAGCTTTATGTCTGATTGGGATAGTATGCACAAAGCAATGGCTGTACTATACAGACCTATTAAATATAACAATAATGGAAAATATCTAATTGAAGATTATGATGGTACAGATAGGTACTGGGAGGTAATGAAAGATGCTCCTGTTAATGTTGCTTTAGGTGCTATGGTTTTTTTTTATCGTTTAGGGAAAAAATTATGCAAATATACGATGGACTATTTACTCCTTCAGCAAAATCAGAAGGAAGCTTCAACGCAGGAGAAGGCTTTGGAAAGAAATGGGGATGGTATCAATCAATTTATGCTCTCGCTGGAAAAGACGTATCAAGAATTAGTGAAGTCACAAAAATTCCATTACACCAGTGTTTGATATGGTTGGAGTTTGAGAAAGAAAAAAACGACCTAGAACAAAAGATGATTAAAAACGCTTATAATAAAAATAGATAATGACACAAGTATACGACATACTAGACAAAGTAAGAGACAAGCTAAGAGACAATCCTAATGTGTTTACAGTAACCTTTGGAGATATTAGTGAAGTTGACCTAAACAAGACAACAATATTTCCTCTAAGCCACCTTACAATAACAAACGTAACCTTTGAGAGAAGTGTAATTAATTTTACTATAGCACTTATGTGTATAGATATAGTAGATTATAATAAAGAGAAGTATGATGATGATATATTCTATGGTAATACTAACCTACAAGACGTTTATAATACGCAACTACAAGTTGTAAATGATGTTGTGCAGTCTGTTAGAAGGGGTAGTTTGTTTGATAGTAAGATACAGATTATAGGAGAACCATCTGCCACTCCTTTTCAAGATAGATATGAGAATGAATTAGCTGGATGGGGTATAGAGATTCAAGTAAGCATGATTAATGATATAAGTATCTGCTAATGGCTGTAAACAATCTAAGGGCTGAATTACAAAAGTATGGTAAACTATACAAGCAGAAGTTTAAGTCTGAATTAAAAAAAGACAATACTTATGCTTCTGGTCGTTTAGATAGAAGTATTGCTTATAAAACCAAATCAACAAATTCTTATTCTGAATTATCATTACTTGCTAATAGTTATATAGAACAATTATCTGAAGGAAGAAGAATAGGAAAGATACCTTCAAGTACTAAGATTTTAGATTGGGCTAAAGAAAAAGGGATTACACCAGAAAAAGGAGGTCAAAGTGAAAGTAACATGAAAAGAATGGCTTTTGCTATTGCTAGGTCTATCGGTGTTCATGGTATGATTAAACGATATGGATTTAAAGGTACAGGAATAATTGATAACGTATACAAATCTTTATCTAAACAAATGGGAGATGATTTGTTTGAAGCATATAGAATAGATTTAGAAAAACAATTAAAAGAACAAGTAAAATAAAATAAATGTCAACAGTAATTAACACACGAAGTCCTTTCTATAAGAAGATATCTAATGCTTCTTTAGCAAAAGCTAAATTAGAATTATACGTATGGACTGGAGTATATGCAGACAGAGTAGCTGCTGATAAAAAATATACTATAACAAAGGAAGAACTAGGAACAAACAATTATGTCACTTTTGAATTAAGTGAACTTATAAGAGACTATATGATAACTGAGTATAATGATTATGCTACAGATACATTATGGGTAGATGCAGACATAACTATATACGATGATTCTGATGTTATAGTACAAGTAGATTCACAAGACACAACTACTTATCCATTCTTAGCAATAGACGGCTATGGTTACTTTGAAGATGGTATTAACCCTAGAAGTGTTGAATATACTACTCCTATGGTCCTTCAACACAATACTGATATTTATTATTATGCAGGATATGATATAAAGATTCCTATATATGCAGAAGCACAAACAATAACAGCTACTTTAACAAGTACAGCAGGTGCTAATATAAATTGGGATAATGCAGATGACTTTTGGGATACATACGATGTTACTTGGGGTTCAGGACAAACTCCTGTAATAATCACTGATAATGGTAACACAAATCAAAAGATACAATACTTAATTATAACAGACACTGAAGATTTAAATGATGGAGATGTTGTCACTATCTCTAGTACTAATGGCTCTTACTCAGATATTGTAATAACACTTAGAAAAGTATGTGAACCTAAATACACTCCTCTTAGTGCAATATTCTATAACAAATATGGAGCATTGCAAAACCTTTGGTTCTTTAAGAAGTCAATGACTGATATTTCTATAACATCTAATAAATTTAAGAATAATATAATTGACTTTGACAATTCAGGAGGAAGCCCATCATACTCTTTATCTAAACATCAAGAAAAGATATTTATGGCAAATGGTAAAGAATCTATTACAATGAATACAGGATTCTATGAAGAAAGCTTTAATGAAGTGATTAGACAAATGTTATTGTCAGAACAAGTTTGGGTTTATGATGGAACAAATACTTTACCTATAAATCTTAAATCTAATACACTACTATTCAAAAAAGGAGTTAATGACAAGCTAATTAGTTATACAGTATCATTTGACTATGCTTATGACAAAATAAATAATATACAATAGTGAAGCAACCTATACTATACATAAAAGACAGTGATGGTAATTACCATCAAATAGAAATGTTTAGTGATGAAACTATTACTATAACTTCTAAAATACAAGATGCTAGAGATATATCTAAGGTGTTTACTGATTTTACTAAAACCTTTACAGTTCCAGCGTCTAAAGAAAATAATAAAGTATTTCAACATTGGTATAATTATAATATTGATAATGGGTTTGACAATAGAATAAAAAAAGATGCCTTATTAGAAATAAACTACTCTCCATATAAAAAAGGGAAGATACAACTAGATTCTGTTAATCTTAAAAGCAATAAACCTTATTCTTATAGTGTGGTATTCTATGGTAACACTGTAAACCTAAAAGACTTACTTGGAGATGACGAACTAAGTCAATTAGAGGATTTGGATGATTATACTCATGATTATACAAGTACAAATGTTAAAACAGGATTACAAAGTGGTTTATCTTCTGGTAAAATAATATACCCTTTAATATCTCACACTAAAAGATTCTATTATGACTCTGCTCAATCTACACCTAATTACGATGGTAACCTATATTATAATACTACACAGAATAATATTGGGTTAAATTTTGATGATTTAAAACCTGCTATTAAGTGTATGACTATCGTTGAAGCAATAGAAACAAAATACGGAATATCTTTTACTAGAGACTTCTTTAATGAAACTTCAGGAAGTGCTTTTAGTAATCTTTTCTTATGGTTAAGTAGAAATAAAGGACCTGTAGGAGGAGATGAAAACCAAGAAGAAGAATTAAGTCGTATATGTGGTGCTTGGGGATATTCTTCTGGTGATTTAGGTTTTAATATAAGTGGAGATACTTGGACTGTATCAACTTCAGGACATACAAGACGTTACGATGCTCAGTTAACCATAACTACAGCAGGTGCTAATCAAAGTATTCCATACACTGTTAAAGCTGTTGATTATGTTACTGGTGATACTTTAGCTCAATTAGCATTAGGTTCTGGTGCATCAAGAGATTTTACTGTTCAATTAATATCAACTTTTGACTTAGTTAATTATAAAATTAAATGGATTGTTGAATCTAATACCTCATTGTCATTTACTCCTACTTTAGATATGACAGAATACATATTAGACCCAGTGACTCAAATACCTACTGGAACAAATACTGCTGTATTTAACATAGGAGGTACTGGAGCAAGTATAGCTACAACAGGAGAAATAATAATAACCGATAATGTTCCTAAAATAAAAAACATAGATTTTCTTACAGGATTATTCAAGATGTTTAATTTAACAGCATATTATATTGATGATGCATCAGATGCAGACTTTGGTAAAATATATGTAGACACTTTAGATAATTTTTATGCTGATGCAATAAACAATCCTTCTTCTGGTAGTTATGATGTTAGCAGTATGATAGATGTGACAAATACTAATGTAGATGCTCCTATAAATTATACTGGTATAGATTTTAACTATGAAGAGCCAAGTACGTTACTTGCTATAAATCACAAAGAACAGTTTAATGATATATTTGGAGATGAGAGAGCTAGAATATCAGGAATAGATGAAGGTGAAATATATTCTGTAGACACTCCCTTTGAACACATGAAGTTTGAAAGGTTAATTGATAAAAACCAAACAGGAACAAGTCCTTATACCTCAACAATTACTGATGATTACCCAGCTCCATATATAACTGATATATTATGGGGTTACTCAGCAGACGGAGATTTTGAATCTAAAACAGATGTAACTCCACCAACAGGAAACTATTCTCCAGTATTAACTAAACCACTTGTGTTTTATGCAATACAAGAAACAGGATTAAGTTCAGGAACAGGAATTAAATGGATTTCTGATGGAACCCCTATAGATATAACGCAATACTATAGACCTTCAAATACAAATGAAGATGAAGATGCGTCTACAGCACCAGAGTTTACAATTAATTTTGATAATGAAACAGATGAATGGAATTTAACAGATTATAATGTAAGCACAAACTCACTGTTTAAAAAGTTTTATGCTAATTATGTGGATTCTCTATTTGACCCTAAAAAAAGAATGTATAAAGTAAAAGCATACTTAACAACAGAGGTTTTTATAAATATGAGATTAAACGACAGATTCATTATTAATAACAGAGTGTTTACAATAAACTCAATAAAGACAAACTTAAAGACTGAGTTAAGTGAAATAGAATTATTAAACGTAGTAGATAACGAATTACCATCATGATAAAAAACATAATAGACTTACTAAATTCTTCTGATTGGTATATATATGATGAAGATATAGATATAGCAAAAGGAAAGTATAAGTCTCCAGAGACTTGGAATGAAATAAAAAAAAGTATAAAACGAAACACATACAACAATGGCTAATAATATTATAAAAACATTTACTATACAAGTAGACACTAAATCAGGAAAGATTGCTGTAGATGGTCTAACTAAAAATTTCGTTAAAGCTGAAACTGCTTTTAAGAAGTTAAACGCAGAAGTTCAAAATGTAACTACAACTGGATTAAACCCATTAACTGGAGCAACAGGTTTAGCAGGTGCAGCAGTGACTGAACTTGGTAGGACAATTTCTGATGTTAACTATGGATTTCCTGCTGTAGCAAATAACATATCTCAATTAGGTTCTTTATTTACCATACTTACAACTAAAGCTGGAGGAGCAAATGAAGCTTTTGATTTAATGAAGAAACAGTTAAGGGGTCCTTTAGGAATATTACTTGCTTTTCAAGTTGCCATTACTCTTATTGAAGCTATAAGTAAAGGTTTTATTAGTTTTAAAAAAGATGCAGATAACTTAACTAAAGCATTTAAAGATGCTGGAAAAGGTGTTTCTGATGTTTCTGGAAAGTTTGAAATATATATAAATACTCTTCAAAGTTCAACTAAGTCTCAGGAAGAGCAAGAAGAAGCTATAAAGAGATTAAATAAAGAGTATCCTGATTTTATTGAAAATCTGAAAGACTCTGATGTCTCAATGCAAGATGTAAAAAATTCTACAGAAAGTGCTACTGAACAGATAGATTTACAAAGATTAGCAATTATAAAGCTTTCAAAATCAAGGGCTGCTCAGAATAAAATTCAAGAAATTAGTGGAGAAATAATAGATAAACAAAATGAAGTTGATAAAGAATCTATAGCTTTAGGAGTAGAAGGAATTGAAGTAGAGGAGTTAAGAAGAATGGCAGCTAATATTTCTATTGACGAGTTTTCTGAAGCTGGAGATGCCGCAAGGATAACAAGCTTAAATGCTTTAGCAGACCTTAAAGAAGAAAATAAAGTTTTTATTGATAATAAAAATCAAGAAATAAAACTGTTAAATGACTATATAATTTTTGAAGACGATAATAGAAAAAAATCATTAAAGTCTAAAAAGGACTTCGTTGCTAAAGAATTATCTTTTGCTGATGATATATTAAGGTCTGAAGACAGAATAAATGATAAAGTAACTAAAAATCAATTCACAAGATTAGAACAAGAAAATAAACTTCAATCAGATTTAGCTCAAATAAGGTTTGATGAATACAAAATCAGAGAACAAGCTAGGGTTGCTGCTATAAAAGACCCAAAAGATAGAGCTAAAGCAGAAATTAAATCAGCAGAAGCAATAAAAAAATCTGAACAATCGTTGAAAGACTTTAAAGTTCAACTAGAGAATGAAACATCTGCAAAGATATTACAAATAACAATAGAACAAGCTGTAAAGCAATTAAACATATTAGACACATTAAATGCAAAAGAAAGAGAAGCTATATTAAGTTTTGAAGCTTCTATGGCAACTAATGAACTAGATAAGATAGATGCTGAAAAAAGACTAGAAGAGGAGAAGTTAAAAAACAAGCTTGACGCTCTCGATAAAGAAAAACAAAAAAGAATAGAAAATGGAGAGTTGTATAATGATATAACAAAAAAAGAAGAACAAGCTGTAAATGCTTCAGAAAGACAAAAGACTAAGTTTAAGGAAAAAGAAGAAAAAACAAAACTTGCTATAGCGAATCAAGTAAGTGAAGCTATAATTGGAATTGCAGGAGAAGGTTCTGCTGTAGGTAAAGCAGTTGCAGTTGCTATGGCTATAATGAATACTAAAGAAGCTATTACTGCTGCATTAGGAGCAAAACCTTATGGTCCTTGGAATATTGCACAGGCAGTTGCAGTTGGTGCGTTTGGTATGAAACAGGTACAAGAAATTATGTCTACTAAACTTCCTGTAGAAGCTGCTGGTGGAGGTGTAGCAGGAGCTAGTATGTCTGTCTCTGCTCCAGACTTCAATGTAGTAGGTCAAGGTGCAGGTAGTCAATTAGCTGGTGTGGTTGGTGCTAGATTTGGTGAACCAATAAAAGCTTATGTGTTAAGTTCTGATGTTAGTTCAGCACAAGAGCTAGATAGAAAAATAGACTCAACAGCTACAATAGGATAAATAAAACAAAATACAAAAATAAAAGTTATCATATTATGAAAACAATAGAACTATATATTGATGAAGAGAACGAATTTAGTGGAATAGAAGCTATAAGCGTTGTCGAGAATCCAGCAATAGAAGAAGACTTTATTGCATTAAAGAAACAACAAGTAAAACTTGCTGAAGTAGATAAAGAGAAAAGAATCTTAATGGGTGCTGCTCTTATACCTAATAAAAAAATATACAGAACTAATGGAGAAGATGAATATAATATATTCTTTAGTGAGGATACTGTTAGAAAAGCATCTGAATTATTCTTGTCAAGAGGTAAGCAAAACAATTCAACTTTAGAACATGACGTTAAACTCAATGGGTTGTCTGTTGTAGAATCTTGGATTATAGAAGATAAAAAGAAAGACAAGTCAAGAAAATATGGTTTTGATTTACCTATAGGAACTTGGATGGTATCTGTAAAAGTGAATAATGATGAAGTATGGAACAACTTTGTAAAAGAAGGTAAAGTAAAAGGATTTTCTATAGAAGGTTTCTTTGCTGATAAGTTAGATGAAAGACCAAAAGAAAGTGTAGAAGAAGACTTTGATGAAATGGAAGCTTTATCTAAATTATATGAAATGGAAGAAGCATTCTTAGATTCACAAGAAGTAGAATTAGAATCATATAACGACTATCCACAAGGTGCAGTAAACAATGCAAAGAGAGCGTTAAAGTATAAAAAGGAAAATGGTAGTTCTTGTGGAACTTCCGTAGGATGGAGAAGAGCTTCACAATTAGCTAATAAACAAAAAATAACAAGGTCCACGATTGCTAGAATGGCTAGTTTTAAAAGACATCAACAAAACAAAGACGTACCATACTCTGAAGGATGTGGAGGAATAATGTGGGATGCTTGGGGTGGTTCTGCTGGTGTTAACTGGGCTATATCTAAACTTAAAAGGATAGACAAGAAAGTAAACAATTCAGTTACTGCATTATACTCTGAAATAATAAATGATGATTATGCTATTATAGATGATAGATTAGCATACTCTTCTGAAGAGAAAGCATTAGAAATGGCTAAAGACATAGGATGTGAATTAATACACGAGCATGAGTATGAAGGAAAGATGTGGTATATGCCTTGTGAATCACATTCAGTAGAAGCTGGAGCAACTACTAAGAGTCCTTGTTGGGATGGCTATGAGCAAAAAGGTTATCAAATTATAGATGGTAAAAAAAGACCTAATTGCGTTAAGAAAAAGTGAGATGAGAAGAAGATATAAAAAAACACCAAGCAGAACAAGTCCTCGTTCATCAAGAAGAGGATGTTTATGTAAAGATGGAACATATTCAACGAAATGTTGTGATGGTTCTTTACAGGCTCAAGGCATAGGCAATATAAGTGGAGAAGCTACTGTTGGAGATGAGTATTATTATAGGGTGCAAAGATGTGGTCATTCAATGCACAAAGAAATACATTTACACGATACACAATTAGTTGTAGGCAATGTTTATTACTTAGAGTTTGAAAACTCAGGTCATAGTAATTGTTATACTGTACTCAATGTTTCTGCTAGTGGAGAACACCATATAGAATCAGCTACACTGTATGATGATTGTGATGCTTGTACAGCAGCTAACTAAAAATACAACAAAAATAAAAGCTTGAGGTTATCAAGTTATACTGTTAATTTAAATCAATAATATATGAAAGCTACCGACATCGTAGACAAATTTAAGAAAATCTTACTATCTGAGACTGAAGAAGTCAAAGAGATAGAAGTACAAGAAGATGTACAATTAGCTGAAGAAGTTATCGAAGAAGTAAAAGATGAAGTTTCTGATGAGATTCCTGTAGAGGAGATTGAAGAAGAAAATTTATATGCTACTAAAGAAGAACTTTCTAAAGCTATTGCTGAAGTAAAAGCAATGTACGACCAATTAATGGAATCAATGAGTGACGAAAAGTCTCCTGAAGTTCCAGAAGAATTGAGTTCTGAAGAAGTATCAGAAGAAAGTGAAGTGGAATTATCTTCACAGGAACCAGAAGTAGAGCCTATTGCTCATTCTCCTGAGTCCAACGTAGAAAAAAACAATGTTCATTTATATGGTCAAAACAGACCACAAACAATAATGGATAGAGTACTAAACAAAATATCATAATAAAACCAAAACTAAAATAATTAAAAATGGCTACTACAACTTCAATTACAAGTACTTATGCTGGAGAGTTTGCTGGAAAGTATATCTCTGCTGCATTATTATCTGGTTCTACTATAGAAAATGGTGGAATTTCAGTAAAACCTAATGTGAAATTTAAGGAAGTAATCAAAAAGGTCGCTACAAGTGGACTTATTGCTAATGCTTCATGTGATTTTGCTGACACAGGTTCAGTAACATTAACTGAAAGAATCCTTCAACCAGAAGAGTTCCAAGTTAATATTGAACTATGTAAAAAAGACTTCCGTTCTGATTGGGAAGCTGTACAAATGGGATATTCTTCATTTGACAAATTACCTCCAAAATTTAGTGATTTCTTAATCTCTCACGTTGCTGCTAAAGTTGCTGAGAAGACTGAGCAAAACATCTGGAGTGGAGTTAACGCTAACGCAGGTGAATTTGACGGATTCTCTACTTTATTAGCTGCTGATTCTGATGTTATAGATGTAACTGGTTCTGCAATTACTTCTGCTAACGTAATCGCTGAATTAGGTTCTATCGTAGATGCAATTCCTTCTTCTTTATACGGACAAGAAGATATGTATGTGTATGTATCTCAAAACATCGCTAGAGCTTATGTAAGAAGCTTAGGTGGATTTGGAGCTTCTGGATTAGGTGCTGCTGGTACAAACTCTCAAGGAACTCAATGGTGGAACAATGGTTCATTAAGCTTTGATGGTGTAAAACTATTTGTTGCTAATGGATTAGCTGATGACACTGCTGTTGCTGCTGAAAAATCTAACCTATACTTTGGAACAGGTCTTTTATCTGACCACAACGAAGTAAAAGTTATCGATATGGGTGACTTAGATGGTTCTCAAAATGTAAGAGTAATCATGAGGTTTACAAGTGGAGTACAATACGGAATCGGAGGAGATATCGTATACAGAGTAAACGCTTAATAATAATTAAATAAAGGGTGGGCTTAACCACTCACCCTTTTAATACTAACTTTTAAAAAACTAATAATATGTCTTGTAATTTATCACTATATAGAACAGAGCCTTGTAAAGACAGCGTTGGTGGATTAGATAAAGTTTACTTTGTTAATTATGGCACAATAGGAGATATCACTTATGATACAACTAACACAGATTCTATAGAAGCTGTTGCTGGTTCTCCAAGTGCTTATGAATACGATATTAAAGGAACTTCATCTTTTACACAAAACATTCAATCTAGTAGAGAGAATGGAACAACTGCTTTTGAGCAAGTACTAGAACTTTCTTTACATAAACTAACTGTTGCTGACCACAAGGAATTAAAATTACTTTCTTGGGGAAGACCTCACGTTATCATAAAAGATAATAACGGAAACTATTTCTTGTCTGGATTAGAGCATGGAATGGATGTTTCAGGAGGAACTGTTGTAACAGGTGGTGCTATGGGAGATTTAAGTGGATACACATTAACATTAACAGGGATGGAAAAATTACCTGCTAATTTCTTAGATGCCGACCCAACAACTACTGGGTTTACTGTTGTGAACTCTTAAACATAGTACACTCTTAAACATAATAGATATAAAGCCCTTTAATTAGGGCTTTTTCTATATAAAACAAAATCAATACTTTTCAGTTATCTTATTATGATAAGATTACTTCCAAATACAGATTCTCAGACGATTAATATAATCCCTAGAGACAAAACGTCTTTGTCAAGTATAAATCTTACTATAACACAAGACGGAACAAACAAAAGCGAAACACTAACAGACCTTACAGCTTCTGACAATGGAAACTTTGTTTCTGTATCATTAGCTTCTACTATATTAAAAGATGAAACTGCTTACTACTTGCAATTTAGTAAAGGTGGTAATTTATGGTATAGAGATAAGGCTTATGTAACTTCTCAAACAAATGATGAAGTAATACACACATTAAATACGAACAAGTACACTGAATATGGTGCTGGTTCTGAAGACGAATACATAGTAATATAATATGGAAAATAAAAATATTAGAGTAGTCAATTTATCTGGTTATGAAATACCAGAAATAAAAGAAGTCTACGGAAAAGACTGGGTTCAATACGGAGATAACAATGATTACTTTGATGAACTTATAGATAAATACTTAGGCAGCCCTACAAATGCTAGATGTATAAATGGTATTGTAGATATGATTTATGGTAGAGGACTAGAAGCTACAGACAGTGAGATAAAACCTGAGATGTATGCCAAAATGAAGATGCTCTTAAAACAAAAGGATTTAAGGCGTGTTGTAAACGACTATAAGATGTTAGGTCAATCTGCCGTTCAAGTGGTCTATAACAAGCGTAAAACAGCCATTGTGAAGGTGCTACACTTTCCTATGGAGACTCTTAGAGCAGAAAAAGCTAAAAAAGGTCAAATAGAAGCTTATTACTACCATCCTAAGTGGTCTGAAATGAGTCCTAGTGACAAACCTAAAAGAATACCTTCTTTTGGTAATGGTTCTAAAAAAGAGGTTATAGAAATATATGTATTTAAACCATATAGGTCAGGATTCTACTATTATTCTCCAGTAGACTATCAATCTTGCTTACAATATGCAGAATTAGAAGAAGAAGTAAGTAATTATCATATAAACAATATAAAGAATGGATTACAACCTTCTTTATTAATAAACTTTAACAATGGAGTACCTAATGAAGAAACTCAAGAACTTATTGAGCATAAAATATATGATAAGTTTAGTGGCTCTTCAAATGCAGGTAAATTCATACTTACTTTTAATGAGTCTACAGAAACTCAAGCAGATTTACAACCTATTCACTTACCAGATGCTCATGCACAGTATCAATTCTTGGCTGACGAAAGCAGGGAAAAAATAATGCTTGGTCATGGTATTGTTTCTCCTATACTTTTAGGTATAAAAGACAATACAGGGTTTGGAAACAATGCAGAAGAGCTTAGAACTGCTTCTATACTTATGGATAATATAGTTATCAGACCATTTCAACAAAATATTATAGATGGTTTAGATGAAATACTTGCATTTAATAAAATATACTTAAGCTTATACTTTGTAACTCTACAACCAATAGAATTTACAGAATTAGAAAACATTTCTACTAAAGTTAAAAGAGAAGAAGAAACAGGAGAAAAGTTAAGTTCACAAGAAGAACTAGATTTATCAGATGAAGGTGCAGATGACTTGTACAATCAACTAGAAGTATTAGGAGAGGTTGTTTCTGATGAATGGGAGCTTATACATAGTGAA